CAACTGAGTATTACCGTCATCCCATCTTGGAACGTAGGTGTCAGTAAGATTACTTGAATTTTTCAGTGAAAGAGTATGATCTACATCTTCACCACTTGTCGCACCCGTTGATGCAATACCCTCTCCGGCAGTAATTGTTCCTACAAAGTCTCCGGTTGTTTGTGTTGCGAGTGTTACAGCACTGATCGTTACGGCTCCACTCGATACACTAAAATCAGAAGAACTGAAAGATGCGACACCCTTATTAGATGTAGTCGCATCTTCACCAGCAACTGTGATGGTTGTGCTGGAGTGTGTTACATCCATTCCCTCTCCACCGAGAATTGAGAATGCATTTCCGGTTGGAGTAAGCGCTCCGGAGTCTGTTGTTACCGACTTAACCGCCGAGGCAATCAATGAGATTGCTCCACTTGTATTGATTGTGGCGTCCCCACTTACAGATACGTTGTCAAACGAATCACTTCCATCATGAACCAATATCTGTGCAGAGGAAGCAGATGATGTGGTAACATCTGTAAGATCGTTAAGAGTCTGGGCTCCTGATCCACTTGGTGAGATGTAACTTTTTAGATTCGCACCTGTGACCTTCTTAATCCGATTGTCTGTATCATCATAGAAGGTAAACAAGTCTGCATCAACAGGAGTCGCGGCAGTCGCACCAGCAGGATAGACGCCAACTGCCCGAGCAACGATATCTGATCCTACTGTTTCACCAACAAAAAGGTTGTGACTATTGAAAGAATATGCTAACTCACTTTTTGCTAAATTATTATTAGCTGGAGCGTTATTACTGTCACTATGTTTTATTCTTATAATTGTTCCGGGCATCTCTTAAAATCCTCCACCTAATATTGTCAAATTAGAATTGTTCAATGAGTTGGTTGCTTCAAATTTGTTTGTTGTTCCGTTGTATTGCAAAAGTGATCCGTCACTTACACTAGATGTATCAACGTCGTTCATGTTCGCCAATGAGTTGACCGAACCGACATCAATGACCTGAGCTCGAACAGGAATACTCGAAGTCATCTTTGACTTCGTTGCAGTAGAACTTATTCTTCCCTTCAGTGCCATAATTATCCGTAGCCTGGGCTATAGTCGTCCGGTTTTGTCACTCTTGGAGTGACCGTTATTTGACCTTCAACAACTCTTGTTACTGCTCCAGCTGGACTTATCACTTCAACATCATAAACATAACGACCTGACTTTAACGCTCCAGTTTGCGTTCTTGATAAAGCAATAGTGAATTCACCCTTCGTTGCATCTGTGATCGTTGCGGTGAAATTAGTCGCAGTTGTAGAAGTATAGGATTTACGCACTTGACCCCGAGTAGTGTAGTTTGTGATGTTTACCAAATTATCGTTGGCATCTTCAACTGTCACTGTCGAGGTAAATGTAGATCCTTGATCAATATATAAATTTGCAAATACGGCCATACTTCTCTATTTATAATAATACTATCTTCAATCCAATTTTTTCAACAATTGCATTACAAGATCTTTGAGTTCTGAAACCTCGCTTTTGAGATCATCCATTTCCATCATCTTTTGTCTTCGCATCTTCGAAGCGTGATACGCATCGGAGCTTACATTAATGATTGCTCCGGATGCGGTATCACGTCTTAGATTGTGTTTCCCTTGAACCTTTTCCAACATTAGATCGTTGCGATTGCTCTGAGATCCGTGACTGATGGAACTTGGGCCGAATCACCAGAAGTCATAACAATTTTCAATTGAAACTGAGTGAAGTCGTTTGTAGGATCGATTTCATATTCAACCTCTTGGAATGGTGTGTTGTCACCCAGAGAAGAAAGATCTGAGATTCTACTCGATGAGAGTTCTGTCCAAGTTGCATCTCGAAGATCCAACACTTGAGGACTTGAAATCTCGTCATCAAATCTAGCGTAGAGACGAACTCTTGAGCCTTCGGGTTGACTTACTCCAAGATAGACATTCAGTTTATCAGCAGGATCGTTCAAGAAGATTTTCTTTGAGACATAACGAGCAGTGGCATTTCCACTTGCGGCATTTGTCTCATTTGTAACATCTTCGTTGATGACGTATCCGTTACACACAATAGAAATCTTATCAAGATCTACGACAGGTGTTGCATACTGACTTTTAGTCGTCAAGTTTGCGGCAAGAGTGATGTTACCTGCATTTGAAACTGTTACTTCGGTTGGTAAATGTAGACTTGCTCCGTCTGGAGTAAGAGAGTAATTGATTCCTCCAATACCAAGAGTATAGGATATTTCCGTATTCGCAGGAAGGAACTGAGAAGGTGAGAACTGTACCGAACTTACCTTAAATGGTGTGTTCTGTGGTATTGTTTGGAAGGCACCTGTAAGAGTTGCAGATCCAACAGTCTTTGTCCGAGTAGTTTCGCCGGCTGCGAGGAATTTGTGGGCATTCAACGTGAACTTGATGTCTCTTGTCTGAACCGGAGTCCAAGTAGAAGCATTCGCACTTCGGAATGCAACACCGAGATAAGGATCTTTATCAATTCTTTCTCCACTACCCACATCTTCACCACCAAGTTCTGACATCCAAACTCTGTAATCAGAGGATGTCGATCTTACGATAAAGGCGTACTCTTTATTCGATTCCAACATTACCGCGCCAGGGAATGTAAATGTTGTAGCAGAAGATGCATTATCACTGATGTTTACCGAAGCAGGTTCCAACATTGCCGCACCATTCTTTACAATCTTTGCGGAATAGGGATAACCGTTAATGGTTTCTACAATTTGTACAATAACCGGAAGAGTTGAGTGTTTCCCTTTGAAAAACAAATCAATAGATTTGATGAAAACATTATCAACGCTCTCTGGAAGTTGTGGACTGTCATCAATACCAAAGAGTCCAACACTGAAAGATTGTGCTAATGGATCGAAGTATGTACACCCAAATGGAGTCCAATTGGTCATAACATATCCATTATCCTGCGGAGCAGCTTGACTTGCTTCCAATTCTACATACACCGGCTCGACATCATCATACTTTGATGTAGCGGTTGTATCGTACAAACTCAGTTTAAAGGTTTGAGGATCAGTAGTAGTCTGAGTAAAGGTATCTGAAGTAGCAGTATTGTTATTGATAGTAAAACTACCTATTAATTGATCTGCTCCAGGCGACTGTGAAAAATCACTTGTTGTGACTCCTTGAATTCGATATGGTACTACTGTTCCATTCGCCACATTTTCCGTTGTGAGTGTGAATTGGAAAGTTTCTCCGTTCGTGCGGAAATCATTATCAACGCTTAGAGTGTAAACCTCAACTGCATTTTGGACTGGAGTATCGGTAGGGCCATCAACTGGATCAATGATAACCGGAGGATTTACTATTGGGGTTGTTGTAGTCGGTGGTGTAGGATTCGGAACGTGTGTATCTCCATCACTTGGATCGTAGTATTCATATTTTGAACCATTTGCACGATAGGCCGCCTTAGCTTGAGACAATATGCTTTTGTCATCAACTCCATTATTAGTATCCGTTAGGGTGAAATTTGTCGATCCAGTAGGAAATTTAAGTGTACTATTGTTGGGGATAACAAAGTATCCTTCTAGTATACCCGCATTATTAGATCTCAGATCTCGCCGAGCATCTGAAGCGGCAGTAAATACCTGTGCTGGGGTTTTATCAAAGAAGTCAATTCTATTTGCACTACCCAATTTACGATACCTAAAATCTTCAAAGGTAGATGCACTTGGAGAATCATCCCCATTCAAAGTTGTCGAATATGCAGTAATGTTGTGATCATCAAAGTAAGCGTAGTGGCGAGTGTTTGGTCTCAGACCGACCGACTTGAAATAGATTCTTCGCGACCGCATGAAAGGAATAATTTCTACGTTTCCTTTCGGTTTCGGAAGGAAGGGGCCAAGGTTACGGGGATCATCCGCAGGAAGACCAGCGACTGCCCCGTATCGACTTTGATTGCCAAAAGTTCTAGTCGCGACTGGAGGTGTTGCCCTATCAATAACCGGAAACAGAGTATTATACATCATCGATTGCATCTTCTGTAACTGCGTCATCGAATCATCAATTTCGAATGGTACACCTACAATATCATCTCGATTGTGTACGTTTTCCGTAGCAAGAGTTGTTGTTCCGCTTGAAGAGAAATCGTAGTTGTCATAAGACCCATCGACATTATCAGTGTTAAGAAGTGGTCTATTTCTCTCTTCGATCCAATCATCACCAGATGGGGACAATTCGATAAGACCCCGATAATTCGTTGCTTCGTATGGAATAACCGATTCGTGAACTGCCGCAAATCTCTGTTTTACAATTTCTTTAGTTCCAAGTGAAGGGAGTCTTACCAAGTTTTCATCCTCCTCCGTTGGACTATTATCTGCCAATGAAACTTCAACTAAGTTTCTATCGATACTAGGAAATAGTTGTCCCGAACTTCTATCAATTGAGCAAACATGTTTTGGATCATCCACCTCTGCTCTGCTGTGGCCGTTGAAATTATCAACAAAGATTCCGTTCTTGAATCTTTCACCAGCAGAGTCGAAAATTTGTTTGTCAGAGGTTCTTTTTTCAAGAAGAGAAAGCGAAGTGTAATATTCAAGATTTTCGATTCTCTTTTCAAGACCACCAATGTCACCCATTGTATATCTCTCTTGAGAAACAGAAATCTTTCGAATCTTTGTTGCATCATAAGTATATGGATTCACAAATAAATTGTAAAGAACCATACTTCCAACCTCTTGTTTTGGAGGAACTGGGTTTTCACTTGAGACACCTTTCTTTAAGATATATTCACCTTTCTTCGTCATCGCAATCTGATCCATACGAGGAAGATAGTATCCAATAACAGTATTAATCTTTGTGTTCGGAGTCAGTGAAAGAGCTCCCGCTCCTCTGAAGTCAAATACATCAGAAAGACGAGTTCCATTATAGACNGGAAANTTGTCATAGGAAACCGTTGCATCCTTAAACGCNGAAGGATATGAATCTATCGAAAAGTAATTTCCAGATCCGTGGGTAAAGTGTGTGAAATTGATGGTTATGTTTCCTTCAATGGTGGCATCACCAACGTATGTCAATGTTCCATTTTGATAAGAATCATCTCTTTGACCGTTGTCTAAAACAAAATCAGAAAGTGTGATAGTTTTTTCCGGACTGTTAAGATCTCCGCCAGTGATAGATGTAATTTCTACAATGTCACTCTTGCCAAGATTAATTATTTCACCAGTAGTGATTCCAGCTGGAGAAGGAGCATTAGCAACTGATACAGATACTAATGTTTTCGATGCAAGAGAAAGAGCTTTTGTAAGAGTTGCAATCGCAGCGATGTTTCTACCGCTGGGAACGACCGTGATGTTACTCATTGTAACAGTTGCCTCAGTCTTTGCTCCGTTCAAAGCAACAGAAGTTACTGTACCGAATGATCTACCTTCCGGAGAATCTACGCCGGGGATAGTAACGAGATAATCGTTTAGAGTTGTACTTTGAAAAGTTTCTCCGGTGCCAAGAGTTTTGAGAACTACGATTCCAGATCCAATACTAGTAACATCTACTCCATAAGTTCCCGATCCCGCAAATTCTCTACGAAACTCGAAGGTTGTGGATGCACTCGTAACTGCCGATATGGCTTTTCTTGGAAGTCTTATCAGTTTATTTGCAAACTTATTTCCATGTACCTTGAAGGTTGGTTCTATAGAGGTAAATATAGAAGCCGAAAGAGGACTATTGTTGACAGTATCTTTAATAAATGCTACAGCATTTACATTCTTATGTGATGCGGTTCCAAGATTGTAGTAAAATCTGAAAACAGTATCTAATCCAGTACCTCGAACCTTTTCGATGTTTGTTACCGAGATACTCAGTCCGGTCGCACCGACTTCGTATGTTCCGGTGAGAGGACTTGCATTATCTCCATCAATATCTGGTAGGTATGCTTCGGTGAACTTTCCTTCGATAAAAGTTCCGAGTCCGGTAGAAACTGTTACGGTTTGACCCGTTCTTGTATCACGGGCTTTATCTGCAACGAGACTGAATCTGTTAGCGGTTTCAACTCTTTCACCTGAAACATAAGCAAGACCCGGCCCAACTTCTGCGACATAATCTGCCTTCAATCTTGTTGCATCAGATCCAGTTCCGGAGAACTTACCATTGTTTCCGTTCCCGTCGTTAAATGCTTCTCTTATGTGACATTGAAATCCAGAAACTGTGTAGTTGCCACTTTCTTCGAATGTCCTTTTGTTGATGGCATTCCCAAGTAAACCTTGTCCACTTGCGTACTTTGTGGAAAGTGGTCTAACTTCCTTACCGTCTTGTAAAGATACAAGGCTGACGAACTCTGTTGAGGATGCACCCGTGAGAGCAAAAGTTTTGTTCGTGTTGTATGAAATCGCCGCAGGTAAAAGAGCGGCTTGATCTGTAAGAGCAACGAGACCAAGTGAAATTGTGTATCGATCAGCACCAGGCTCAGAAGTGTTGGGNACTCCGGTCGCATTATCGAATAAAGAAGAGTCATCGGCGGTCGTTTTGATTGCCTCTGTGACCTTGAAAGCCAATCTACCCGTTAGTCGTGTATTTGCGTTTGGTCTCTGAATGATTACATCTGTTGCTTCTACATTTACAAAGTGACCCGCGACGAAAAAGATTCCCTTATCAACATGCAATTTCGTTGCAAATCCTGCCTCCGCAACCGTACCGATTGAAGTTCCGGATGCAACTGAAGTACCTGAGATTGCGTTCTTTGCACGAATAGTAACACCTACTCCAAACAATGCCTTTGATTGTGTCTTTTTAGTGTATCTTAGGAAAAGTCTATACTTAGTTGTACTCGTGGTGGTCGTTATTGCCTCAACACTAACAACATCAGCAGTAAGAGATATCGATTCCGGAGATTCTAAAGTTACGGAGTCTACATTAGTCAGTAGAGCTAATCTTGTCGCAACATCAGCTGCGGTTGGACTACTGGAACCAATTTTGAGGTCGGCGTGAGTGAGTGTTACATCAGCCCAGAAAAGATTTCCATCAACCGTAACGTCGCCATTGATAACCTTACTTCCCTCTTCGAAGACGTGTGATCCAAAACGATCTACCTGAGACTGTATAAGAGTCTGGAGTTGATTGAGCTCGCGAGTTTGTACCGGAAGGCCGGGTTTAAAAAGTATTTTGAGGTGTCCCTTTGCTTCGTTCCCCGACGATACATAGTCGTCAAAATATGGTGAAGATTGGTAGAGTGTAGTGTTGATAGCCATAGGTCTTTAGAATTGTAAAACTATTCTTACTTTATCATTTTGTGAACTGGATCTTGTTATAGATGTTCTGTTATCGAGCATAAGGACTTCTCCGGTGAGATCCAATTGTGAAAGTGTTATTGGTGAGTTGAGTGGAGATACATCAAGCGCATCATCGTAATGTTCCGAATCAACAATTGAAGTATATGCAAAAGTAGTTGACCCATTCGGTTGTTGAACATCACTTGCATTATACAGTTTGATTGTTCCACTTACCGGAAGAAGATCTTGTGTTACGGTGGTTGAACTGTTTTGATGAAAGTAGATCTTATCCGGTGTTCCGCTATGATCTATATAATCAATCCAAGCCTTCTGTTTGGTAGTTGTGTTTTGAAGATACCATCCACTGGCTGGTGTGATAGAAGATAAGTTGACAGATCCATCCATCACGATATGAGAGAGGGAATCAATCGTTCCGTAATCTATAGGAGAATCATTTATTGAATCAAATTTTGGACTCTTGACAATCGAGACTTGACGGAAGGTAAGACCAACCGGAGTTTCTCCACTATCCGTTCCGTTAAAATCTGAAGACACACCAAGATAAAATGCCGGAAAAACATCAAGGTTGTTTGCACCAAATCCATCGGAAGGAGCGATCAAAGGTTGAATCTCTGCTTCAACGGGTGGTGAATCGGTTGCTGGAGTGGTAGTGAAATCAATACTTGCCTTGAGGATTCCGTTTCTACTTCCAACGCCAAATCCAACAAAATCTGATAAAATCAAAGAATCGACTGGTGATGACATCGGAGAATCACCACTTATAACCTCAGTTACCTTTCGTCCAGCAACAAGAATGTTGAGAGCAGTAGTTCCGGTTGAACCATCTATCTGTGTGTATCGAAGAGTTGCTGGATAAATTCCATTGGTGTATCCACTTCCAGCCGAAACGATCTTAAACCCATAGAGCAGACCCTGTGTCGAGTTTGCGGGTGGTGTGATGTTAGTAGGAATCTCAAAGAATGTAGAGGAGCTCGCGAAGTCACTTCCGGTTGGAACTTGTCCTATTCTCACCCAAATATATCCATCAGCTCCTTGTGAGACTTCACCATTTGCAGTTGCGGAAGGACTGTCATAAGAACTTTGAGGAGCAGTTGTACTATTGGCTCCACCCTTGTTGTCAAGACAAATGTAAAGGTATCCATCTGATCCTATCGCATAACATCCGCGAGAGGTTACTGTACTGCCGTTATATGCGATATTGAAACATGTGCGATCAGTACGATCATATCTCTTCCAAACCTTACCAGAAGACCACGACTGATTTGTCTTTGGTAGAAGTCTTTCAATGTTAGAAGAAGAAAGAAGCTTCATTGAGATGAGATTCTGAATCGCATCCTGTCTTTCAAGTTCACTTCCACTTGGAGTTGGTGGAGTTGTCTCGTCATTCCAAGGGTCGCTCTTACCAATACCGATGTAGTATCCGCTTGCCTGAGTAAGAGGCGAATCAAGTGCTAAAGTGTTTACGTCTGTAACAAATGCATTTGCATTGTTCTTCCGATGATCATCTGTAATTATCGCGGGCATATTCTTTTATTTATATTACTTCTATCCACCCAGGCTGGTTTGTTGGTGTATGATTTGATAAACCCGTATAAAGATCTTGTACCCAGTTGGATTCCGTAGTTGTGAAAGAGGGAACGGTTGTCCTATCTGTTCTTAAAGCTCTGGACTCAACGATCAAATCAGGAAAGAGTTTCAAACCAGCAGGATGAATGAGTTTGAAATATGCTTGTTTCCATCGATCAAATGAGATTCCACTATTGATTACATAGGAATAGTTTTGAAATCTATCACTATCGAGCAATCGATTATCATAAGAAGTCCAACTTTGTCTACTATAAGATGTTCTAAAAAGTTTTTCTGAAGGATACTCAATATTAACTTCATCGTCAAAGAAAAGACGAAAGAATATTCGAATACTATCTTGAGATCCTCTGGCCTTATAGAGTTCAACAATATTTCGAAAGAGTTGACGATTATTGAGAACACTTGAGTTTGGTATCTCTCTTGCGATCTCTTTCTTGAGTTCGTCTAAGTATGTGTCATCCGTAAAGTCAATATCATGTTCGAGCGCAATACGATCTATGATATTCGTCGGTTGATCTTTTTGATTTTGATGCTCGTAATAATCTTCAAGAAACGAGATGAGAGTGGCTGCGGCCGCACGAAGTTGTATTGGAAAGATAGAGTTTACACTCTCCTTTTCCCGATTGTGGATGCTGACCTCTCCTATTGTTTTTTGTGTATGAGCCATACTTATTATCCGTCTCTGGATACTGTTGTGTAGTCTGAGAGAAGAGCGGCAGTTCCGCTTGTACTAGAATCGATATCTCCGTTCACCTGTGTCTCTCCAAGATCGAAAGCAAGAACTTCTCTTCTCTTTGCGACGATATCATCTGCGGCCGGACGAACCTTTACCTTTACTGTGCTTGTAGCAGATGCAGGTAGATTATTCAACTGAAGAATACCCGTTGCAGGAAAGAGGAATCCGGCACTTTGTACGATCTTTTCAAGTGTACCATTTGTTCTTGTCTTGAAGACAAATATTTTTCGTCTTTCGGTTTCACCAACGATCTTTTCGTCACCAAGTTGTACGTCATCTCCAAGGTAAGTCCAACTGGTTGAGGATATCATTGACTCTGTTTGATCCACTTGTCCATCAAGAGCAAATGCAAAATCGATATTATCATTCTCACTTTCAGTTCCGGTGACTGTGATCGTAAGATTTTTGTAGGCGTATATTCGAGCAACCGAATTGAGAATCGCTGGGTTGGTTTGATCAATTGCCTTAAGGAAATTGGAGAAACGGAATACACCACTGAAGTTGTTCAAATTATCCGAATCAAAAGTAGTGATCGTATTTCTTACGTTTGTGTTAAGTTCCTCCTTTGTCTTATTTGTAAGTGTCAAGTTAAATTTGAAGAAAACTTCTGCATAGAGGAAAGTGTAAAGAGGATCTCTTAATCGTGGTCTGATCGATATGACCTTTCGATCATCAAGTAAAGCCTCTACTGTCAATTTCTCACTGTCCGTAAGAGTTGATTGTGTCAAGTCTAAAGGCCGAATAGAAATGTTTACTTCACCAAAGTTCGGTATATCGTTGTCTTGTCCACCCCAAACCGCAACATCTTTTACGTTGTTGATATTTTGTTTAATGAGAGTTTTATAGTCTTCGGCAGTAACCGCACGATTTTGTGAAACAAATGTCAAAGGAGCATTGTACTTTATACTTGAAAGTGTTTCTCTTTCTTCTCCACCCTGAGATTTTACAACAAGAACTGGAGTTCCAGATCCGGTGATGACACTATTTGAACCACTTGCGTATGTGAAACTTGTTGCACCATTCGCAGGAGCTCCCGCAGTTGTAAGATAGTCTAAACGAACCGTATCTAAAGGACTTAAACTCTTTCCAAGAACACCATTACCAAATGTTACATCAAAAAATCCTCCACCGTTTTCAGTTAAAAAGTATATTTTGCTTGTATCATCTACCCCCGTAAAGGTTGTAAATTTCGTGTAAGTATCTGGAGTAGCAGTTGTAAGTGTTGGAAAAACCTGAACCTGTAATGTCGAAGTATCTGCATTATCGTGATTGATTAGAAATTTTTGAGAAGAACTGTTATCAGCGACGAAATCAGTTGTGCGACGAATTCCCTGAAATATTTTCAGGTTTGTGAAAGCAAACTTATTAGTATCACTCAATCCAACCGTCGTGTCTGAAATTGTCTGAAAGGTATAAGTTACGCTATCGATAGTCGTAGTGAACTTTGCTCCTCTTGGAAGTGTGTATTCTTCGGCCGTGCTATTCGACTGTCTTGTGAAAGTCATGTTGATCGTCGCAACCGAGGCGCTTCGACTGGTAGG